CCACGCGGATTCCAGGGACCGACACTTCGTTGACTTGACCCAAGCGACGGCATCGCTGCAGGCATTCAACTTGGCTAGGTGCGCGATTGGCGTGCTCATCGGCGTAAGCGGTTAAGAAGTGAGTTCAATTGCTCAAGGATTCGCGTAATCGCATCGCATCCGAATCCCGCGTCTTGAAGGTCAACCATCTTGTCGATTGCGATTTCGACCTTCTTTTCGGCTTTCTCTTTTTCGGTGCGGGTCACGGAAGTCTTTCGGCTTCGGCCAGCATCTTGCGGGCAGCGGCCAGCTTCTTGGCCTTAATGTCGGCCAGCGGGGTCATTTGGGCCTTTAGCGCGTCTAGTGCGTACTCGTACGTATCGCCAAAGGAGTAAACGAAACCGTTCACCGAATCGGTGGCTTTGAGCTCGATCGTGAAAAGGTCGGGTCTTGTTGCCACTTGAACCGTGAAGTCCGTGAATGAGTAAGACTCGGCAAGTATCTTCTCCTGCGAGGCTGCGAAGTCCTTCAGTGAGGGGGAGATGAGGTCGGGATAGACCTTCACGGCGGGCGCTGGGGGGGTGGGGGTTGTCATGGTGTCTTTGCGGCCAAGGCTGCGAAATACTCCGCGATGATGCGGTTCGCCTCAGCGACGATTGAGCGCCTGTTTGCCCTTGCGGCCTTCGCCAGCGCGCTCTGGTTTGAACGGTCGATTCGTATTTGCATCTTGGCCATGGAAAGGACTGATGGGGCAATATGGGGCACGAAGCAACAAAAATCGGAACTATTTCACTTTACCGTCAAGTGGCCGCGTAGTTCGCAAACCGCGTCGTCCACCTGTCGAAAGTCAGGCGACACTGGCCCACAGGCCCATTCCGGTTCTTGCGCTGGAACACGTCCACGGTGCATCGCCGCATCTCCGCCGGCTGCGACTCGTCAAGGCGCATCATCAGCACGCGGTCGGCGTCCTGCTCGATGGCGCCAGAATCCCTCAAATGGTGAAGCTGCGGATCGCTGTCCTTCGCGGATTCGCGGTTGAGCTGCGCCGCCGCCAGGACGACCACCCGGTTGTCCTTTGCGAAACCCTTGAGCGCGGAACTGATTCGCCCCACCGCGGCTGCCAGCGTCTCACCCTTTCTCATGTCGGAGTCCAACTGCTGAAGGTAGTCCACGACGAACAATTGCGGCGGAAACTCCTCACCCATGAGGGCGCGCCACTTGGCGAGCATGGTCGAAAGCCGCCTGTCCTCCGTCAGCCGCAGCGTGGACAGGACGGAAATCCTGCGCAGCGCCTCGAGGTATTCCGCGCGCTCGGCCGCAGGCAGCGATTCGCCGCGCCTCCACGCCACCCCCGAAAGCTGCCGCGCCGCAGCCCGCACAATCTCCTTTGCGCCCATCTCCGTAGAAACCACGGCCACCTTGCGCCCGTCGATGGCCGTCCTGCACGCAATCTGCCGGAGAATGCTCGATTTCCCGCAGCCGGGGCGCGCGGCCACGACGATCAGCTCTCCCGGTTGCAGGCTGCCCATGCCCCGGTCGATGTCCACGAGCCCCGTGGGAATGCCGTAGTCGGCCGGCTCGCCACGCCCCAGTTCTCCGGCCAGCTCGCTTGCGGCCTGCTGCAACGTCTCTGGAGGGAGCATGTCGGCAAACGTCTCCGCGATCCGGTCGCTTGTGGCCTCCTCGTGCTCGCTGTCGGCCTTTTTAGCGGCCTCCGACCCTTCCATCCACAGGCCGGACCTCACCTTCCTCGCGTAATCCGCCGCGAGCCAACGCAGCGCGTCCCTGAAGCTCATGCTTGTCGGGACCGCCGCGGCCAAGATCCGGCTCAAATCCACCAGCGTAATCCGCTCAGTCATGCCCTTGGCCGCAATCTCATTGGCCAAGACAACCGCGCTCACGCTCGGGTACTTTGGCGCCGCCTCCTCGATGATCGACCACAGCGCCCGGCACTTCTCATCGCCAAACCATTCCGCCCGGCACCCGGCCCCAAGCGCCTGCGCCAGCGCGTCAGGACTGAACTCCAGGATCCACCCTATCACCGCCTCCTCGATGTTCATATTCCCTTTTGCTTGGCCATCATCGACTCAAGGCGGGCCTGCTCCGCGTCCAAGTCCTCCTGACTGCGCCTGGGCTTCCCGTTCACGCCCACGACCCCGTAAAGCTCGCCCCAGTGGTCGCACAGCGCCCTTGGCGTCAGCGCAGCGTCGCGGTACTTGAGCCGATAGACGCCCGCCCTTGCCTCGAACTGGGCCGGGCCCACCTCCGGGCTCACCCTTTTGATCTCAGCCGCGGCAACGGCGCAGGATTGCGCCTGGCGCGCCGTCATCTGGAACGGGTCTATCCCGCACGCCCGCGCTAGCGCGTCGCAGAGCTCGTTTCTCGCCCGCGGCGCCTTGGGCGCTGCCAAAGACTTCTGATTTGCTCTGATCTGCTCTGATTGCATTACCAAATCATTACACCCCATTACAGGCGCATTACATGCCTTCTTCTTGGCCCTGAACTTGGCCACCCTCTCTCGGTTACGGTGCAATGACTCGGCGCGCGTCACCATCGACCGGTACTTCTCAGAGTTAAGCACCATCCAACCGCCCTCAACCCTTTCCAGTCTCCTGCCTTCATGCTCCTGGTTCGGCTGTATCGTGTCGGGTGACTCCAACACCCTTATCGCGTCCTCCGCCTCTGCCAGCGAGACATTCGCCCGCCGCGCCAAGTTATGAATCGATGCCATGCTCACAAAACCTTGCTCGTCCATCGCCGCTATCATCGTTATCCACACAATTCTGGTCGGATTAGTTTCCAGCCATATGCTTGAATCCAATATCTTGGTAAATAGCTTGTTATACATTGTTAGTTGAAGGATGTAACAGTGTGTAATGGTTGAGCATTACACGCAAGCACTTGACAAACTATCTCAATTCTTTTGTAAACGTTCTCAATCAACGTACGTCCTCCGCGCACACACGACTCCCGGCCTAGCTGAGTGAAACCCACGGGTTAGGCCGGGTTTCGCGTTTAATCTTGACAGACCCCATTTACGAGCGGAGAGAAACAATCATGCCGCACGTGATCGACCCCCTCTCCCTGCCCCGCCACACGATCGACCTGCGCGGTGCCCCCTCCGTCACCGCCCCCGTCCGCGCCACCAAGCTCCCCCAGCTCCGCCACCAGGAGAAGGGCCACTCCAAGGAAGCACGCGCCGCCCGCCAGGTCCTCGCCAACCACCGCTGGGGACGCGCCCGCCAAACCCGCATCGCCCGCTTGACAAAGGTAGTCGCCCCCGCCACACCTCCCGCATGATGCCATTCAACGAAGTAGACCCGCCCACAGGCGACCCGCTCCTAGACGGCGCCCTCAGCGGCAAGAAGTAGCGCGCAGGTGGCTGGCAGGCCCTCGAGCTACACCAGCGAGTTCGCAGAGTTGATTCTCTCTGAGCTGGCAGAGGGCAAAAGCCTCAAGCGCATATGTTTGGAGCATGAGGGATTGCCGAGCCCAAAGACAGTCAGGGAATGGGTTGCGAAGAACATCGACGGATTTCGTGACAAATACGCGATAGCAAAGGAAGAGATGCTTGAAGCGTGGGCTGACGACCTCGTTGAAATCGCCGATGAATCAAAGCACGACACGGTACAAACTGAAACCGGAGATCACCCAGACAATGAGTGGATAAACCGCAGCAGGCTGCGCGTGGACACGAGGAAGTGGGTGATGTCGAAACTTCTTCCTAAGCGGTACGGCGACAAGATTGCTGTGGGCGGAGCGGAGGACCTCGGTCCGGTGCAGCTTTCATGGAAGTTGAGATCGACTACACCCCCAGAGACGAAGCCGTAGACCGGTTTCACGACCGGACGGAGCGCGTGTGCTACTGGATCGCGCACAGGCGGCGCGGCAAGACGGTGGCGATTGCGAATGACGGGCTTAAGCGCGTTTCGGAGATACCGATCAAGGGCCGCGAGCACGCGCCGCCCAAGATCGCCTGGATGTATCCGACGCGCGTGCGCGCGAAGGACATCGCGTGGAGCTATTTGAAATACTACGCCCGCAAGATTCCGGGGACGCGGGCGATCGAGAGCGAACTGGCTATCGAGTTCTCGGACGGCCGGCGCTTCACGCTCTACGGCGCTGACGGCCACCGCGGAGTCGGGCAGTACCTGGACGGCATCTACTACGACGAGCGCGACGACATACCGGATGGGGTTGTTGTTGACCTTGCGCCGACGCTGACGGACTACCACGGTTTCAGCGTTCACGCGGGGATGCTGCGCGGGCGCCACCGCCTCTGGAAGCTGCGGCAGGAGTCGAAGGGAAACCCCGACGTTCTCAACATCATGGAGAAGGCGAGCGAGACGCACGCCATACCGGATGATGAATTGGCGTTGCTCAAGACCGAGATGGGTGAAAGCGCCTACGCGCTCCAGATGGAGTGCGACCCGAACGCGGCTCTGGCTCATGCGATCTACGGGACGTGGATGGAGAAGGCGCGGGCCGAGGGGCGCGTGTGCAAGCTGCCGTGGGAGACGAGTGTCCCGGTTGACTGGTTTGCGGACATAGGGCATTCGCTGCGAGGGGACGACTGGAGCTGGTGGGCCGTGCAGATGAAGGGGCGCGACATCCTGCTCCAGCGGTATTTCTCGAACACGAACAGGGCGCCCTCGTGGTACGCGGCCGAGCTGCACCGATGGACCGAGGAGGCGGGCTGCCCGATGGGATGCGTGTTCCTGCCGCACGACGGGAGCGCGCAGGACCGCAACGGGCGCAGCGCGAGGGACGACCTGATGGCAGCCGGCATCGCGCGGGTTAAGGTCGTGGACCGCACGCCGAACGTCTGGGATTCGATCAACGATGTGCGCGACACGTTTACGCGCTTTTGGATCGACGAGGCGCGCTGCGACGTGGAAACGAAGGTGGGTACGCTGCCGGATGGATCGCCCTGGACGCTGCCCAGCGGGCTTGACTGCCTGGACCTGTACACGAAGAAGGAGCGTACGGACGGAATCCCAGGTGAGGAGCCGGACCACAACGCCTACTCGCACGGGGCGGACGCGCTGCGGACATTTGTCGAGGCTTTCAAGCACGGCATGCTGGACGGCACGAGCCCGGTGGCGCGCGACTCCAGGCGCGGCGGGTCCGGCAAACCTTCGACCTTGCGCGGGCCCGGTCCCCAGTCTTATCCCATGGGCATGTTCAGGAGGCGGGAGACTCTGCGGCGATGATCGCGTTCTTCATGGGTGTGATCGTGGGGGCGGTGGCGCTGTTCGTCCTTGCCATGTGCGGGAACGACGGGGGGCCGTACGACAAATGAGCCCGTTCGAGGCGATAGAGGCGCACTACGCGGCCGAGGGCGTGGACTTCGCGCAGGTGGTGTCCAACTGCCAGAAGCTCGGATTCTGCGTTAACACGGACGACTACTTTTTGATGGCGGTGCCGGTGTGCAGGGCGTCAGTAAGGCCGCTTCGCAAGTTCGGAATCCTCGCCATTGCCAGGCGCGAGCACGCCGACTGCTGGTTCATCGCGGGAATGTCGGGAGATATGGAAAAGGCGTGGTCGGCCGAGCCCTACCCGCTTCCGTGGTTCGCCTTCGAGCGCGGGAAACGCTTGCATATTTGGCGTCGGGAGAGGATAAGGGCGCTCACGCTTCGCCACGGCGCCACAATACCGGCATGACCAACAACGACGGAAGGACGAGGCGCTGGCCAGCAGACGCGGGCAAGACGGCTTTCGAATGGATCGACCCGCTTACGGCTGCGGCCGTGGAGAACCCGCTCAACCCCGGCAAGCAGCTCATCAGCAATGTCAAGGGCGCGTTCGAGAAGGACAACGGCCCGGCGAGCGCGATTGCGTCGCTGCCCGTGCCGATTCCGCAGACGCCCATAACGCCGGCCAACGCGGAGGTGCTTCAGGCGCAGAAGAACTACGCGCAGCAGACGATGGGGATGAACACGGTTTCAGACACGATACATGCGGGGAACACGGGCGGATACTATCCGGGTGAGCCGGGGTCTCCGGGGCAGTTGCCGGGCGGACCTAAGACCTACAAGGGGAGGGGATTCTGATGGCCACGGTTCGCGCAGACCCGCTCGCCCTGGAGCAGATCAAGATTTTCGAGTCGCTCAAGTCAAAGCGGGTGAGCGACCACGACAACGACTGGCAGGGGATCAGCGACCTGATGCTCCCTCAGGACTCGAACATCACGGTGGACAAGCTGAACACGAACACGGACGAGTGGACGCAGCAGGTGTTCGACACGACTGCGATCCAGTCGGCTCAGACGTTCATGGCGGGGCTCTACAACTGGACGACGCCCCAGCAGCAGCCGTGGGCGGGCTACGCGAGCCCGAAGAGCCTGGGCGACGTGGGGATCGACGGGCAGGAGTTCTGGGACCAGGCGACGGAGGACGTGATGGCGGCCTTCGGGCGCTCTAACTTCTACTCGATGAGGGCCATGGCGTGCCTGGGACTCGGGGTGTTCGGCACGGACTTTCTTCTCTTCGAGGAGGACGAGGAGCAGCCGGGCGAGTTCAACTTCCGGCACAACCGGATTTCGACCTACGTTCTGGAGGAGAGCTACCGGGGTGTGGTGGACACGACCCGGCGCGAGTTCAAAATGACGTGGCGGCAGGCCGAGCAGATGTTCAACAAGCCGAAGGACCGTATTCCCGAGGACATGGAGAAGCAGGGGACGGCGGGAGAGACGGGGGCGCAGCGCAAGTTCCAGTTCCTGCACTGCATCTTCCCGAGGGACGAGAGCAAACGGCTCAAGGGGCGCAGGGACGGGGAGAACAAGCCGATCGCCTCGGTGTACATCTCGGTCGATTTCAAGCAGGTGATACGGGTAAGCGGCTACGACGAGGAGCCGCAGCTGTGCCCGAGGTTCACCAAATGGGGTACGGACACGCCCTACGGGTTCGGACCGGCATATGTGTGCCTGCCGGAGGCGCGGGAGTTGAATTACATGGCGATGTGGATGGACGCGGCTGCCGAGAAGCTGATCGACCCGCGGCTCCTGATCCCGTCAAATCTGGAGGGGGACGTTGACCTGAGAGCGGGCGGTCAGACGATCTTCGACGAGAATGTGCCGCAGGGCATGCCGCGGGAGTGGGCGAGCGCCGCCGAGTACAAGCTGGGCCTTGAGATCATGGAGCAGAAGAGGAACGCCATCCGCGAGGCGTTTCTCGTGACGGCCTTCAAGTTCCTGAACAGCCAGCCGCTCCTCGACAAGAAGATGACGGCCTACGAGGTGAGCCAGAGGCTGGCCGAACAGCTTCAGTCGGCGACCCCGGCCATCGCGCGAAGCGAGCCGGAGTTCATCCACCCGTGCATGAGGCGGGCGTTCGGTATCCGCTACCGCAACGGGAGGAACGACCCCAAGAGCTTCTACCACAAGCCTCCGGATTCGCTGATGAAGCGGGACGCTGAGGGACGAGTTCTGGGGCTTTCCATGCCGGACGTGGTGGTCACGTCGCGCTTCACGGACGCGATGAAGGCGCTCAAGAACCGCAGCGCCGAGGAGCTGATGCAGTTCCTGATGCCGCAGGTGGAGAACCTTGGGAGACCCGACATCCTTGACCCGTTCGACCTGGACAAGATAAACACGAAGTACGGTCTCAACACGGGGATAGACGCGGACTGCATCAGGGACGAGAAGGGGGTCAAGGGCTACATGGCCATCCGCCAGGCGCGGCAGGCGCAGCAGAAGGCGGCGGCGGCGGCTCAGCTTGCGGAGAGCCTGGGCAAGGCGGGCGCCGGACTCGGCAGGTCGCCCGCGTGGCTGCAGGACAAGGCTCAGGAGAACCTGACGGGAAGCAAGGGCAGGGCCGCATGATCCCGTCTCCTGACAAACGCTCGCCTACCATCAAGGACGCCATCGCTCGGCGCAAGGCCGAGCAGGACAGGGTTGACGCGGTGGCGCTTCGCAGGGCGGAGGATTTCGAGACCGTGTTCGGGCAGGCGAAGCGCCGGACGCCGAGCCAGGCGCGCGTCTGGGAATACCTTGAGGCCGTCGCCGGGGACGCCGAGAACTCCTACCAGTTCAACACGGCGAAGGATGGGCTTGCAATCATCGCCGCGGGGATACATAGGGACGGGGCAAAGAGCCTTCTCCAGATAATCCGCCTCCAGCTGCGCAACGCGGCAAGGCGGGGATTCGCCACCACCAAAAAGTAACGCCACACCATGAGCGAGATGCTATCGAACGCCAGCCCGATAATCCTGGCAAAGAACGGGGACCTGATCCTCATCGACAAGGAAGCCGACACGAAGACGAAGATCGCCCACTACGACCGCAAGACGGGGGACCTGGAATACGAGTCGGACGCATTCAGCAAGGCGCACGCCCGGGGCTGCGCGTTCGCCATCGGGACGATCAACAAGGGAAAGACGGTTTCCGGCCTCGTCATCAAGACGATCGGCGTCAAGGGGGAGAAGCGCGACGACCTGTCCAAGGCCCCGCCCATGCCGAAGAAGAACCCGCTTCTGGGGGACCAGACGGACGAGCTCGTCAAGTGGTACTTCGCGTGGTCGCCCCGGGAGGCCATCCGGCGCTATCAGGTGTACGTGGACGCGAACGGGGAAATGGTGAGGCGCAAGGTCCGCCGCAAGTGGACCGAGTTCATCGACGACCGCGTGGACGGGCTGTACCAGCTGGAGGAGCAGAACGAGGGCAAGGGCCAGCAGATCGGCAAGGGCAAATGGGAGAAGGGCGCCGTGGCGCAGGTCCGCTCGATGGAGGTGCTGGAGAACCAGATCATCGCACGGCGCGCGACCTGCATGACCTTCCATCCGAACGAGGTCGTGGGAGGGTTCGACGCCTCGGACGATTCGGAGGAGCAGGTCGCCCAGGAGGAAGAGGCCGAGGTGGGAGGTGACGCATGAGCGCCTTCTTCAACGCCGACGAGCATCTGGGCGACATCCACGAGGCGGCCGTGAAGCTCGCGCCCCTCTGCACGAACGGGGTGGACTGGTCCAATTCGGGCGGGGAAAGCCGCTACGGTCACGCGGGGAAAAGCGACGTGCAGATCGTGGCCGAGCGGGCGTGGGATCTGGGAAGCGCCTTCGTCGAGCAATACTACCGGAAGATCGAGGAGGCGGGGGTGAGGGCGGCGGCGCACGAGCTTCGCCTTGAAGCCCAGGCACGCGCCCCAAAGAGGGAGGCCGCCAATGGCTGAATCTGCCGTGGCCGACGCCACCACAACCGCTGCAACCACAACGGCCGCCACCACCGCAGCCGCGTCGCCCGTCTCGTGGGCCAACGCTGACGGAACGTTCGCCCCGTCGTTCTATGAAACCCTGCCGGCCGACATCGCGGGGTTGAAGGACGACATCGCCAAGTTCAAGACGCCAAGCGAACTTGCCCGGGCGTACGCGCACAACAAGCACTTTGCGGGACAGAAGGGGCTGATCCCGCTGGACGCGAACGCGCCCAAGGAGGTCAGGGAGGCACGCAAGGCCCTCCTGGACTCGATCGGCGGGGTGCCAAAGGAGCCCAAAGAGTACGGCTTGCAGCGCCCCGCCGATATTCCGGAACGAGCGTGGGACGCGGACTATGTCGGAAAGGTCCAGGAGTGGGCGTACCGCAACTCGATCCCGCCTTCGGCCATGAAGGAGCTCGTGAACGATGTCGTGGCCTCCCAGATCAAGGGTCAGGTTGCGGGACAGCAGGCGAGCGAGGCCAAGTTCTGGAGCGACCAGGCGGCGGCCTTCGAGACCGCGATAAAGGCCGAGGGAATAAACGCCGACAAGGCGAACGCGCTTGCGGAGCGCGGCGCCACGGCGCTCGGGTTCAACATGGAGAACCCGACCGACAAGCTGGTTCTCAAAAACGCGACGGTGCGCCTGGCCATGATGCGCCACGCCATAGCGACTGGAGAGGATTCCTACGTGGCTGGCGAGGCCGCAAAGGGATCGGGGGGTGACGCCCTCGCCCAGGCCAAGGACGCATCCGAGAATCCGGCCAATCCGCTCTTCGCCCCGCTCGGGGACCCGAAGCACCCTCAGCACAAGGCGGTCAAGGCTCAGGTTGACGAGCTCTGGCGCAGGGCGTACCAGCAACAGGCCAAGGCCGGGAGGGTCGCATGAGCAAGCCGCGAAACTTTGTGGAGGCCCCGCAGGGCGCCACGACCATCAGGCCCCTCGGGGACTATCTCCTCCTGCGTCCCCTGGCCAAGCCCGGCATGGCGGGGAACCTGTATCTTCCGGACACGAAGTCCATCGAGGAGAAGAACGGCACCCGATGCGAGGTTCTGGCCGTGGGGCCCGGACGACTCACCCAGTCAGGAGACCGGATCCCGGTCGAGGTTCGGGTCGGGGACACGGTGCATGTCACCGCCTACGGAACGACCTCGGCGGGCATGAAGGTGTCGCTGAACGGGGAAACCTTGATAATGATCCGCCAGAGGGACATCAACGGAAGAATCGAAACCGCCGCCTAACATGCCCGACACCACACCCACCCCAGCGCCCAAGGTCTGCGCACGCTGCGCGTACTTCCGGCCCATCACGTCGAACCAGTTCGGAAACTGCCACGGAAATCCGCCCTCCGTGGAGCGGGCGCCGACCGGCCAGGTGTTCACAAGCCGACCCCAGGTGCTTCCCATGGACCGGGCGTGCGTGCTGTTCGAGCCCGCGAGTTAGTGCTTGCAACTTCAATGACGTGGGGCCATTTGCACATTCATGCCTAAAAACACTGCCTTCTCCCCGAATCCCAACAAGGTTGCCCAGGTCACGGGATCGGGCGTGGCCAGCCCGGGCTACACCGGACCCTCCTCAATCGGAACCGGCGTCGTGCCCGTCTACGGAACCGCCGTGGCCCTCGATCCGTTCCTCGTCAATTCGACGTTCGTCGCTTTGACCGGTGACAACGTGAACGCCTGCACGGTGTCCGTGGCGTCGGTTCCCGCGGCCGGAGCCCAGCTGTGCGTGCAGTTTAACCAGCCCGCGGCCGGCAACACGTCGGTTCTCACCTTCGGAACGGGATTCCGCTCAACCGGAACGGTGCAGCCCACCGCATCCAAGTGCATCCTCGTGACGTTCACCTCGGACGGAACGAACTACTGCGAGGACGGCAGGACCTCGGCGTCGGCGTAGCTGACGTAGCACCCCCTTGGCCCCGCCACGGCCAGTCGTCTGGATCTGCACGACTCTTCGCTCGTTCGCCCACAAGGGCGTGACGGGGGCAAAGGCGTTCAGCCTGATGCCGGACCACTACCGCAAGCCGATCGAGGAGCTTGCGGCCCAGCCCGGCCTTCCGTGGGAGCTCCAGATGATGCTGACGGCCGGAGGCGCAATCTCCCGCCAGCGGTGCCGCTTCGCCACGGACTTCATGGACAAGGCCGCGTCGCCGGACGACATCATGCTCATGGTGGACTTCGACATCGCACCCACGGGCCAGAACTACGTTGACCTGCTCTGCCGGATGGCCTCGGGGGTGGACGTGTGCGGTGGGCTCTACACGACGCGCGACCGATCCGGGCACTGGGTCGTGAACGTGCTTCCGGGTGAGCAGCCGTCGCCCAGCGGGCTCCTGCGCGTCATCGAGATCGGAACGGGGTTCAAGGCGTTCCGCAGAAGCGTGTTCGACCGGGTGCTCCTGCGCAACCCATGGCTGTCCTGCGTGGACGAGACGAATCCCTCCCGCCTGTGCGGGTTCTTCAGCATGGGTCCGGTCAGGGACGAGAAGGTGTGGCCCGGGTTCAGCCGCTGGCTCACGGAGGACTTCTGGTTCGACTGGCTGTGCAGGGACGCCGGGATAACCATCGCCGCCGACACGCGCATCAGGCTCAAGCACCGGGACGAGGACACGGGGGAACTGTATCCGGCGCAGTTCCCGGGCGAGCCCGGGGCTCTTCCGCCGGAGATAAGGGAGCTGTGATTTCCTCGGCCGTCATCTATCACGGTCAGGCGCGCACGTTCAAGGACTGCTTTTTGAACCAGTACTGGTACATTTTGCGCAAGATCCCAAACCCCACGTTCTACGTGTGCGTGGAGGAGAACGAGCAGGCCACGGACATGAACCTGCTGCGCACGCGCTTCAAGGACGTGGCGGTGACAACGTTCATCCGTCCCGACATGGTGAAGATGTTCGACCCGAAGCTGATCCTTCACAGCGGGAGCGGATTCAACCCCGGAGCCGAAAACCTCATGCGGGGCATGTACGCCCGGCAGATGGCGTGGGAGTTTTTCAGCAGGATGGACAAGGGGGGGCACCACCAGATCGTGATGATGAGGCCGGACGCATTCCTGAGATCCATCATCATTCCGCCCGCCCCGCTCCCGAACCAGATGTTCACGAACTGGTGGACGCGCTCCGGGGGCGTGAACGACCGCATCGCCTTCGCGGGACGCGACGCAGCCAAGGCCGTGTTCAACATCTACGACAACGCGGAGGCGATCCTCGACATGGGATGCCCCCTGGACGGAGAGCCGATGATCGAGGCCGCGCTTGAGATGGCCGGGTGCTACGCGACGCCCACCCTAAAAATGTGGTGCAAGATGAGGCGGCTGGACGGTAGCGTTTCGGAGCCCGAGTTTTCAACCGACGAGATGGTGATGGCGGCTCACGGGGTATGAGCAGCTTCCAATTCCACTGGCTCAAGGAATATCTTCCGGGCGCACCGGGGGTCATCATCGACGCCGGAACCTACGACGGTGCGGACGCCTCGAGGTTCAAGCAGGAGTACCCGCTCGCCCGCGTGCTGGCGTTCGAGGCGTGCCCCGACAACTTCTACGCCATGAAGTCCAGGGGATGGGCCGTGGCGCAGGGCGTTGAGATCTACCAGCTGGCCCTGTGCGACACGGACGGAACAATAGCCTTCAATTCCAACAGCGACTTGAACTTTCCCGGTCATTTCGGTCAGAGCGGGTCCATCCTTACCCCCACCGATAGGATCGACCAGAAGTGGCGCGGCGGCACCGGGGCGATCCGATTCAAGGCCCCCAGGTCCGTGCCCGCATCCCGGCTGGACACCTTCTGCGCATCCCACGGGATCGAAGCCATCGACCTCCTGCACATGGACGTACAGGGGGCGGAGAGCCGCGTCATCGACGGGATGGGCGAGTTCAGACCGAAGATCATCTTCCTTGAGATTGACGAGACGGCGGAGGTGAGCGGATACCTCGGGGCGACGCCGCGTGCCGAGCTGGTGAACAGGCTCACGTCACGGGGATACGAGATGAAATGGTGCTCGGTGAACGACGCGCTTTATGTCCACAAACATTGAACAGCTGAGGGTCAGAATCGAGGAACTTGAGAACCGCGTCCGGTTCCTCATGCGCAAACGCTGGTGGCAATTCTGGAGATGAAACTCTCCATCATAGGGAAGGGCACTCTGGCTCAGGCCGTGGCGGAATGCTGCGCCGATCACTTTGACGTGTTCGTGGGCGAGCACGCGGAGGCTCGGGTCGTGTGGATATGCCACGACACGCCGATTGACGCCAGGGGCGTTCCCGACACCGCCTGGGTGATCGCCGAGATACGCGAGACGATGAAGGTGCTGAACCGAATCGTTAAGCCCGCGGAGAGGCCGCTGATCCTCCTGTCCTCCCAGATGCCCGTTGGGACGACGCAGCTCCTTGAGCGCGAGTTTTCCGAGTACGAGTGGGCGGTGTCTCCGGAGAACATCCGGGTCGCCACAGCCACCGAGGATTTCAGGAACCAGCCGCGGGTGGTCGTCGGGACCCGCCACCCGGACTCGCGCTTCGTGCTGGAACAGATTTTCGAGAAGTTCACGAGGCACATCATCTTCACGGACCCGGCCACGGCCGAGATGGTGAAGCATGCGCTGAACACGTTCCTTGGGCTTCAGATCGCGTTCATCAACGAGGTGGCCCGGATCGCCCATGTGGTGGGGGCGGACCCGTCCGTCATCACGACGGGACTGCGCACCGATTTCCGGGTGAGCCCGAACGCTCCCCTGCGTGCCGGGGCTCCGTTCGGAGGCGGGCACCTCGCCCGCGACATCTTCACTTTGTCGGATATCACCAAGGCCCGTCACGTGCACGCTCCCATCATCAACCACATCACGGAATCGAACGAGGGAACCCCCCATGGCGGAACGTGACGGACTGACCTGCTGCGTAACCTCGTTCCGCCGGCCCGAGCGCCTGAAGGCGTGCCTTGAGTCCATCGTCACGGCGGGCGTGCCCAATATCGTCGTGTTTGACGGCGAGGAATACAAGGACGACGTGGGCTGCAACAACTCGTGGATGATCGCCGCCTACCGAGCCCGGACCCGGCGCGTGCTGCTGATCCACGACGACGACCTCTTGGACCCGGCGTTCGGCGGAGCATACGAGACCGTCATAGGGCCATGTCTCGACCGCAGGGACGCCGGGTTCGCCTCGTGGAACGCGGAGCTCAAGTACGACGACGGCACGCGCGGGCCCGCACCGTATTTCTCCGGGGAGTCGGCGGTCATGCCGTCCCGTCATTTTCTGGACGTGATCCTTGAGCGGGGCGCCCGCACGTTTTCCCCGTGCGTCTCCGTGTTCAACCGCACGATACTCATACGTGCGTGCAAGGAGGCGGGTGAGACGCTGCTCACGAACGGCTCGCTGTACCGGCCTGGAATGCTGCTGGGAACGGAGATCCTCGTCTACATGCGCCACTGCCAGGCGTTCAAGAGGTGGCTGCACCTTGACCGCGTGCTTTCGTACTACGGCCACTGGGAGGGAAGCGGAACCGTTCATCTTCAGGCGCATCAGGCGCACAACATCATGGTCACGGGCTACGATCTCGCTCGCGACCAGGGACTCTGCAGGCCGCCGGAGCCAACCCCGAGGATCATCCTCGTGCATTCGGTCTACGAGCCGAAGGATGCCGAGACGCGCGAGAAGCAGGGGATCGCGCAGGAATCGTGGCGGTGGCACTTTGCCAGCTCCTGCTTCATCGACTGCCCGGTCGTTTCCGAGGGGCTTCCCAAGATAAGGGACCTCCTCGACGCCGGGTGCCGCATGGCGCTGCCCGAGGACATCGTGGCCTATGTGAACGCGGATTGCGGATTGACGACGCACGCCTTCGAGCGCACGGTCGCGGGCGTTGCGCGCGGCAACGGTGTCACGTGCCTTGGCCACCATGTCCTGGAACCCGTTCCCGGCAGACTCTACAAGGATCTCACGAACCTTAAGCAGCCGGGCGGCATAGACATGGTGGCCATGTCGCCTTCATGGTGGTCTCTCCACCGGGACAGGATGCCCGACATGCTGATAGCCCGCGAGGCGTGGGACAGCGTGTTCGCCGTTTTGGCCGAGGAATGGGCGGACGGGCGCGCGCTGGACCAGGTAAGCTGCGCGGACCCGTGGAAAACCTCCAAGGCCCACACGCCCAACGTATGCTGGCACAAGGAGCACTTCAGCCCGTGGCAGGAGGACCGCCACGAACCCCTGAACCAGTACAACAGGGATTTGGCCAGGGAGTTTTTCGCGGCCCGGGGAAACACGGTCATGGTCGGGCTGCTGAAATAGTGCTTGACGGTTCGGGGCAAGAGGTATTTGCCAAGGTCAGAGGCCACGTAGTTTCCGCCGCCTAGCGGCGCCTGAACGGGACTCGAACAACCAAGTTCGATTCGAGGCCCTCCGCCACGGGACTCCCGAGATGAGAACGAAACCGGCAACTTTCGTTTCAACACTCCATTCCCATGGCAGGTTCAATCAGTCCAATCTTCCCCGCCCACAGTCAACTCGCGTTTGACTCGTACTGGCGCAGGAACCAGGCCCAGCAACTCAACGAGCGCCTCGCGGGCACCTACGACGAGATCACCGTCGAGGGCGAGAGGTACCGCGGGGACATCGACGGCGCGCAGACCTACGCGATGCGACAGATCACGGGTCGCGCCCAGAAGACCGAGCCCAGCGACATCCCGAACCAGTTCTGGTGGGTCACGCCGCGCGGCTTCGACAAGACGACATGGATCGACCAGTTCGACCACGTCACGCTTGGCAAGCTCGGGGACCCGTCCAGCATGGTTTCCCGAAACCATGCGATCGCGGCCAACCGCCAGAAGGATCTCATCAATCTCGCGGCCCTTGGGGGCACGCGGTTCATCGGGCCCAAGGGCACCACGACGCAGGTTCTCCCGACGACCGGGGGACCGGCCGGCACGGGCCAGGTGATAGGAGTCCAGTTCGGTTCGGCGTCGAGCAATTCCGGTTTGCAGCTCGCCAAGCTGACGCAGGCGGCCTTCCTGCTCGACCAGAACGAAATCGAGAGGCGCGAGCGTTTCTTAGCCTACACG